GGCATCCTTTTGTAGGCCAAAATTAGATGTATAAGTAGCCATTTAACTCATCTCTCCTTCTCTTAAAGTCTGATATGTATAGGCTTCTAATTGTTCGTGAGTGTAAGCCGACAGTGCTGCATGCGTACGATATATATATTCAAATTCAAAAGCTAAGTGTGCAGGTTTAATTTCGTTAATGGTTAATGTCAGATCGGCCATATTGGCCGGAATACCCAATGTACCTACAAACTTGATAATAAACCGGTAATTTGCCGGATCCTCAATTACTTCAACCTCTCCGTTGCTATAAGACCGGGCCACAGCCTTAATCATTTCCTTTGTTGCTGTGCCAACACCCCTTATTTTTGCCCGGATACGTTCTCTCCTGAACTCATTCGATTTGCTTATATCTACATCTAGCCCGTAAATTTTCTCGTACCTGGACAACAAGGCTGTAGCAGTATTAACAAAGCACTGGTCAATGGTTTCGTTTATATCATTGGCCAGTGCTTGTATTTTCTCGGCAAGGATGCTTTGAAGTTTTTCCATTGTTACATTGCCGCGGTAATAGTTCGGTAGCAACTCCATTAAATCCATGTTACAACACCTCTGTAAGTGTTACGGTTCCCAAGATAGGCATTTCTTCTTCGCCTATTGCGATGTTTTCACTGCCATCGTTCACAGTTAAGTTACTATAATCAGCAACTCCGGGCACAGACAATAATAAGCTTCCTATCTTGGCATAACTAACAGTGTACACTTCAAAAGTTAAGCTTCTCAGATATTCAGAAATCAGAGCAATAAATTTAGTTTGAACATTCTCCAGCGTGTCGCTCCCATCCAGGTACACATCTGCACTTATATTTATTACCTTTTCTTGCGGGCTTTCCACTGTTACAGATGCTCCTATCGGGCGAACTGCTTCGATGTGATCATATACAGCAACTGGCAGATCCTGATCTATCTCCATGTTTTCATCCACAACCAGCACTTTGACAGTACCTGGACCATTCCAGAGTGGGAATACCTTTGCTCCCCCGCAACCAGGCACCTCGAGTGCCCATCTTTTATAATCGTATATGTTGCCGCTGGTTGATGTAGAGCGTACCTGATTGAAAAACCTTGACCGGAGATTCTCGTCCGTTTCCTCATCCTCACCGGACATGATGATATCGGTCAAAGCTGCTGTCACACCGGATATGTTGTCAATATTGTCAAGCTGACCGCTGTAGTGATTGCCCATTGAGCCATATTGCTCGCATTCAGCTTTATACTCTGTATCTGATATTCTTTCGATTATGGTATATGTTGTACCCTCAATTCCCCACCGGGTTCCTATATCCACCGGACCGGAAGTGACTATTTTTCTGATTGCTTTAGTGGCAGGCTTTCGTGTTATACCATAATCAGCCACAACCCTGTCAAGGTATTCACCCACTGCAGTATCACCACTAACTAAATCAATAAAGTTATTGAGCATAAAATATACTTCTGCTAATTTATAAGCAGCAGGAGCCAAGGCATCATAGATAATGCTTCCTTCTCTCTTATCAATATTATCTGGTACCCTTGAAAGCATGTCGTTTAATATGTTTTCATACGTCATATCTTCGAACACTAAATATTCACCTCCCGGGAGGCTGTGAAATTGCCGAATATGCTATGAACATCAAACGTGCATTTTATTTCATCACCGTTTACTTCAAACTTGAAATTATCAACTTCCGTAATTCTATCATCCCTAAGGAGGCACTCCCGGATTCTGCGTTTTAATTCAATTTGAACATACACAGGATCTTTACCGATGAGATTTTCAAGCTCAATCCCATAATTAAAGCTATATATTGGATACTCATACCTTTCAGTATTCAGCACCTTATATATAGCTTGTTTTAGGGCTTCCAGTTCATCTGTGAACCCTTGTATTTTGTTCCCTGATATTTTATAGGTCCGGCTAGTTTCTATGCTTTCATCCAAGGATAATTCAACATCTATATTACTTTGAGGTATCACTCATCTATCACCTCCAAGATATAAAATTGTTGGCCGCCATGGTTTTGAAGCAGTCTCACTTTTCGGCCAACAATCAGGTTTTTCTTTAAATTGCCAACTATAAGCTCATTTGGTATGGTAAGCTTATCACTCACCTTTATACCATCATTGACTACTGTACCTACTATGAGCTGGCAGAGTTTAGCATTATTGATATAGTTTTGTATTATAGTCTTAATTTCGTTTATCACAGCATCACCTCCAGGCTCATGGTGTGAACTGGCACAAACTCATGAGTGACCGACTTTACAATTAGCCTTTTGTTTAGGCCAATATCTTCTATCTGACCGTAAAAACTACTCCCAGCTCTGACTCGCACATCACCAAGGCATTTTAGCTCTAGTGTTTCTACTTCCCTGTTATAGAGCTGCAGAAGTGCATCAGCTTTTGCCTTAGCCTGCGAAGAATTATAATTCTTGTCCAGTACTTCAAAATACTGCAACAGACCATACTTAACTATAGAGTCACTATCCTTAGTTATATAAACATCTCTCTTACCCGTAGTTTCGTTGTCGGAAACCAGTTTGATCTGGTTATAAAAATCATCGTCAATTGACTTCTCATATTCGTAGTCATAAGCAAGGGTTTCATCACCAAGAATTAGGTTAAGAGTTAGATCTTCTAAATCTCTTAACGCGATGTTGCCAAATTCATCCCGTAAACAATACCATCGGCCCGTATTGGTGAGCGTATCTTCTATCGCTGTATAAATAATATCTAGCCATGTTTTGTCGTCCTGCACGGATACGGGGAGCTTATATTTCGTATCCGTTAATACCCCTTTCCTCAAGTTAAAATAGTTGCACATCTTATTTACCAAAGTCGTTATTGTGTCGTTCTTCACCACAATCGTATCTTTTGCTTTGCAATATCTTAGTTGGTCATAAGCCGTTACTGTTATCTCTTTACCTTTGTTCCTGCTTACTTTAAACGCATAACCATAAAAAATGTTAGTGTCATCATACTTAAACCTCACTACATTGCCATTTTTGATAACCAGGTCATCGTCTATATAAGAAAACTCGAGCTTGCTACATCCATCGTTAAGTTTATCTGTATAAGATACGGAAGTAACAAGCTCGCTGATTTCATATATCTGTCCATCTACTTCTACCAAGAATTCCATCATGCTGGTATCACCAACTTCTGCCCGGGATAGATAAGATTAGGATTCTTTATCTTGTCTTTATTTGCGTTTACTATTTTAGGATATTGATTCCCATTACCATAATATTTCTTTGCTATAGCCCAAAGGGTGTCTCCTGGTTGTACAACATGGGTTCCATTACTCTTGGGATTTACTGGAGGAGCCGGTTCTTCTTTCTTAACGGTTGCGGTGTTTGTTGCAGATTGTACTACAACTACAGATTTCTTGCCATATTCTTTGTATTCTACTAGCCTAAACGAAATATACTTATCCCCTTCTTCTCCTGCTTTCTCGGTTATTGCGAGCTCTTCTATAAGTACAAGAACGTTGATGTCATCACCTATACCATTTGATGCAATAAATCTAACAGGAGCTTTTTCGTCTCTCCATTTTTGGAATAAATTTATATAGAAATCCGGTTCCTTGAATCCCCCTGATGTTTCTACATAATGCAGAGGAGTATGAGGAAATTCACATTCAAAGCTATATTCTTTCAATTCCATATGAGTTGGTACTGCAATTTGACCTAATTTTAGTATTTCGTATTTCTCTATAGCCTGTGTACTAGATATTTCTATTTGTTCTGGATTAGTAGGAAGTCTATAGGTGGTATTATCTTTATCGAAAAACACTGCATAACTCATGTATATGCCCCCTCTGCAGCCATGGCGATTTCTTCCTGGAGTATCTTCCTGATTCGTCCAGCCACTTTGTTCGCATCAGCTTCCTGGTGGACATCACCAAAACTTATCTGGATATTAGGGGCAAGAGTTGCAGTGCTAAATTTATTAATATATTCTCTTTGTGCTATATCTCGTAGATACTTTAAATCCTCATCTGACATATCTACTTTTAGCTTATCGTCAGAAGTAACATGAAGTGGATTATTACTTGAACCAAAATTGTTCAAGTCAAATCCGTTTCCTAACTTATTTACTGCATCAGTTAAGCTTCCTAACTTATCACTTATATTCGAGTATAAGTTTTTGCTGAAAGTACTGCCTTTGGTCCAGCCTTCAGAGAAATCCATGAATTCTTTGGATTGAACATAAGTTTTTAGATCTGCCTCAGTCTTAATCTCTGAGGATCTAGCTGCTAACTTATCTTTTAGTTTAGTAATGTTGTCTGTGATACTAACATTAACACCTGGTATCTTATTTAACAGATTCTCGATTCCTTGAGCTATCTTCTCAATATATCCTATTACATTTACGGCTAAGTCTAAAAATAGTGTCTTTATAGTTGCCACTGGATTTTTAAATACGTTTCCAAAGAAATTCACAAAAGCAGCAACT